ACTTTAATCCAATAGAAGATGGAAATACTCCTCCTAATTGGATAATATCAACAGAAGAAATTGACCAATGTGTTAATCCAAATTTTATGTGGGTAAAAGATTTACCACTTATTGAATGGGTTGCACCAATTCCTCCAACACCACCAGTAGAATAATTAACTATATTTGCACAAATAAATAAACAATGGCAAAATACATTGATTTAACAACAGCTACAAATGCAATACTTGTTTCTCCTGATCCTACAGGAGTTACTCAAGTTGTTGTATTAAATAAGTTTAATATCAAAAAGATAGCGGGGGTTTATACTTCTAAGCCTACCGGAACTAATATCCAAGTATCACCAAATACTGCTGATGCTGATTCAAATATGTGGAATTATCCTTATCCAACAAGAACAATAATTAATATTGTTATGGTTGATGATGATAGAGAGCAGATTGAATTACAAGATGTAGTTACATTTGTTGGAGGAACAGCAGGTTGGGCGGCAGGCACTCAATCTGCTTTGGACCAAGCAATAGCTGATATTTACGCTATATTATAAAAATATAAATATGTCATACGAAATATTTGATGTAAAAATGAAAGCTGCTGACAACGGAGTTGTTATCTGCTATATGATGCGTTCACCTATGGAAGGTAGAACATTTGATTACTCTACAATGGAACATAAAGAAGTCTATGAATTTAAGGCGGGAAGTAATGCTGAGAAATTAAAGGCTATGAATAGGTTCATGGAATTATCTAATTACTCTGGAGAGTATGGTGGAATGGGTGAGGGTGAAGAAGGTTATGAGGAAGAAGGCGGAGAAGAAGAAGGAGAAGATTAAAAAAGTTGTTGTTTCCATATATAAACAAAAAACCCCGATTAATTCGGGGATTTTGTTTTTATAGCGTTGATTGTTTATTAATTTATTACCAAGGTAGGTCTCCTGAGTTCGTGTCTCCAAAAGGATTTCCGCCTACATTAAAAGCATCTGAATTCTGTTTTGTTGGCTGAGCAACTTCTTTTACAACTTGCATTTGCTGTTGTGCAGGAGAAGATTGTTTACCACTTGAATAAACAGGAGCATCAATATCTACAAATACTTCCCATAAATGATATGAATTTGTTTGAGACCATGCCTGATTAGGATTCTGTTGCTTTGCTTGTCTTTTCAAGGCTCTTCCTTTGTACTTAATTACAACAAAGCAATTTATTCCATGATTATTTATTGCTGCATCCATTTGATCTGCAAGTACAGTATCTTCCCAGATTGACCTTTTAGATTTCAATGCTCCATATTCATCTGATTCATGAATTACATAGATAGTAGAGTTGTTTTGTCCTACTCCTTCTTTAACTTCAACCAAATAACCTTCTAATGTATTATTAGGGTTCTTTTCATCAAAGAAGAAGTTGTTTTTACCATTCGCTTGTGGTTCCCAAGTTTCGCCAGTCGCTGTTGCTTTTTGGCTCTTTAGATTTCTTTGTCTTGTTTCCATTTTTTCTTTTTTTGTATTTTATTGTTTTCAACGCTATTTCAAATCTTAATTTATCCATTTGTTTAACTCCTGCTATCTTCTTCATACTTTCTCTAGGAGCATTTGGATAATGCTTATCAATCATCTCAATATATTCTTGAATATGCCTTAACTGAACAACTTGTATTTCGTTTCTAAGAACGTTGTATGCCTCCGGACTATGTATAGTCTCAGCTTCTGCTGCAATCTCTCCAAGCTGTGTAAGTATATTGATGATGTCTTTAAGGGGTGTTATGAAGTCCTTTTCCTCCATCTGATATAACTGTTACTCCGTTACCATTTAGTCTTGACTGAAAGGATTCTGGTGATTCATTAACATAAACCTCGTAGATTCCTTTTGATTCTCTGTTAGAATAATTAGATAGTGATTTCATTATAACTTTAATAATATCACCTTTAACCTTTGAAAAGGAATGTTCCTCGTTCTTTTTGTAAGAGCGAAATGTTTCTATTTTATCTGCTCTTATGAACTCTTTCTCAATTCTTACATCATCTCCTACAGGGATGATTTTTTTAACTTCTATAAATATCATTTGTTCCATTTTTTTGCTAAATTACTCATTTGTATATTCTTCTACAAATATCTTTATATATTCTTCTCCCTTAACTACCTTAACCTTTTTTAACTTCATTTCAAATATGTTCTTGTCATTGAAATCGTATTTCTTTTGCATTATATCAATGATTAGTTTGGTTGGATTATCTATATCAGAAGCAACATTTGAGAAGCCATATTCAATGTAGAATTTGAATGGAGGGTCGGGAAATTTAAGTTTAGGAAGCATCATAGTAACTACTTCTGAATACTTGATATATTCCTTTGTTTTAAACCTTCTTCCTTGAAAAGCCTTGTTAATTGACATAGGCTTTATCTTTAAATCAATTTTAATCATTATTGCTTATTTATCTTTACTTCATATTTATTAGTATCAGAATCTAAGTATGATAGCCTCATTCTATCATCTACGCTAACTATTGAATCAACTGTACCTGCATTTCCTCTCTTATCTTCGAATCTAAGGAAGAATTTATCTTGATAGTACATTATATCATCATTCTGCAAGTTATTAGTTTCTGGGTGAACTATCAAAGAATTCATGAATATTCCATCCATAGAGGCAATAGTCTTATTAGCTCCTCTCACCCAAGCAGAAGTATTCCTGTAATATTTCTCAAGCCTACCGGAAGTGTGCATTAAACCAATAACAGCGCATCCTGTATCTTTAGCTATCTCCTTTGCCTCTCTACAATTAAATATAGCTGCTTGTATTTCTTCTCTTCCTAACCAATCCATTTCAGATAGTCCATCTAAAACTATCAGTTTAATCTTTTTACCTGTTTTAATCTCAATCTTGTTAACTGTCGCAACAATGTTCTCTCTATTGAAATCTTTTAGGGTAACTATAAATAGATTCTTTTTAAATGTTTGGTCTATCATTTCACCTACTCCTGCCACAAAATTTGCATCTGCTAACTTTTCTTTGTGAGGACTCATCTTCCAATTAATTCCGCACTCCTTTGTAGATAGCCTTTCAAACATTTGCCCTCTTGACATCTCTCCTGATAGGTATAGGCAGGGAATATCATTCTTTGCATTCTGAGTAACTAAATGAGTGGCGAGGACAGACTTAAATGTTCTTGGCATACCTACCATACCATAGAAGCACTCGGGCATTAATAAATCAAAATTATCGAATAGACCTAAGTGGAATCTTATTTCACCGCTTCTATTGCTTGCTTTTGCATACATTTCAGCGAGTTGAGTTATATCTTCATGGTCATATCCTTTCTCTCCTATGGTTCCTAATCTAACTTCATCAATCTTCTTAATTGTTTCAGTTATAAATTTGGCTGTCTCCTCGCGTGTTATATTGATAAACCCATCATTAATTTGAGTTTTTATATAAGCAGTAAGGATTTTTAATAGTCCTTCGCGGGAGACAGTATTGGTATAAACAGACTTAATTATCTCTGCAAAGTCATTAAGAACTTCGTTATCTGTAAGTAGAGAAGAATAATCTTGTCTTTTAAAATTCTGTTCTTTGTCTAATGGATATGTGCCGAATTCGTTTCTATTTCTAAAATAAACTCCTTTTACAAGAATATCAACTTCTTCTATTGGTAAATCAAAGTTATTTAAAAACACTTCTATTGTATCATCCATTTCAACTCCTACTCTATTCATAGCACAGCATAGAGAATGTAGGTATGTATTCCTTTCTCCTTCAACGTAGTTGTAATGTTTATCGGTCCACTTACAGCATATTCTTAGTACCTCTGTAGGATCAATTTGGTCAGGGTTAGCATTTTTAAGTTCTTCTGTCTTTCTGTATTGTTTTTGAGGGAATCGTTCAATTATTCCAGGACAATCAAATTCTTTTGAATTCTCATTAATGTACAGTTCTTCATCATAAGATACAAAGCATAGTCTTGATATGTTCTTCCCGCTCTTATCTATTAATACAGCGTAATTCTCTTCAAAGTGTTTTTGGATAGCGCTAAAATAAGCCTTGTGTCTATCTGGATTATCATTTGTTAGCTTGAATAAAACCTTTAATCCATTACCACTTGGAGAGATAAACATAGCATAAGTATATTCATCATCTTTGAGTAGGCTTGATAAGTTAATTAACAATTCACTTTCAAGGTTATCAATATCAATAATCATGAGTCTTGAATATTCAGCAACTTGTTTATCAAGTCTTTGGTTGAATATACCTGAGAAAGTAACGGCAGGAAGAAATAACTTCTGTTTTTTATATTCTTCTATTGGTAAACTACGGAGTCTTTCAACTTTATCTTTCCATTTACCTGATTTTATAAGCCTAAGTACATCAACAATAGGCAAGTTTATAGGACTTTCAGAAGTGAAAGCATCCTTGAAGCATGAAACAATCATTTTAATTTGTTTATTTTGTATTTGACCAATGGTTCACTTGGCTTTATGTAGCCATTTTGTTCTTCGACAATCTTTTTAAATATCTCCTTGTGCATCCTTTCCCACTCTTCTTGGGGTTCATCTTTACTTGTTTGGAATGTAAATTTAGCTCCCAAATGTGGATCTCCTTCAATGGTCCACTTACCTTTAACAATTCTTGGCCTTACAACAGCTAAAGAAACATCTCCACTTTTTTTAACTCTGTATATTATTCTACCTATAACTATAGCCATCTTTCTATTCTTTTCGGTTACAAGTATCATATCCTCAGATACTTTGAACTTCGCTTTCTTGCTCATTTAGTTTATTTTGAGTATTTATATTGGAACCGAATAATCTTCTGTATATGCTATTAGTTACATTGTCATAGGATTGAACTCCTTTGCCTTTATCAACTATAGCGTTTATATCTTCCTTTTTATCAATTAAAATCTCGTATAGTATTTCATCTATACTGTCCTCACAAACAAGATAATGAATTGTATTGATTTTAGGATTAGAAGGATTAGTACATCTTTCTATTGGTTGTTCTAACTCTTTTGGAGTGAATGGATAGTTCATGATTATTATATCTGAGGCGCAGGAAAGATTAATACCTTCCCCCGCAGCTCTCATGTTGCCTAAGAATACATTACACTCATCATCTTCCCAGAACTGCTTAATTAATTTCCTTCTTTCATTCATATCTACAGAGCCATCCACTAAAACAGACTTAATATTTTTTGATGCAAATATGTTTTTTAATGTTATAATAGGCTCTGTAAAGGAGCAGAATATAACTATCTTTTTACCATACTCTAAAACTTCTTCTGTAATGTTTATAGCCTCCTTAACTTTAATAGTAGATGTCAATTTATTGATGGCCATAATATGACCATGTATTGCAGCGTAATTTGTTTTATTTTTAAGTTCATTTATCAGTCCATCATATTCAACTTTGAAATCATCTTTATCAATCTTATATCTAATTTGCTGTTTTTGAGGCATATCAAATACTTCTGATTGAGTTCTTCTTATCATAAAGTTTGATAGCTTATCTGATAAATCTTTTGTGTTCTTAGCCTTTTTAACAACTGCTCCTCTCCTGCCATTCTTCATAATACCATACATATCTCTAAATCTTTTTAATGAAGCTCCTAATGGATGATTTATAAGTTTAAAGTATGCGTACATATCATCAACTCTATTTGCTATTGGAGTACCGGAAAGGAGTGTCAATCTTGAGTTTGGGAAATTGTGTACAATGCTTTGAACATTCTTAAATGTTTGTGTCTGAATTGTTTTAACTCTGTGTGCCTCATCAATGATTATGTGTTGTATATTACTATTTAAAATCTTATCCATATTTTTAGATAGCATTTCATAGTTAATCACTATGTACTTCTCATTGAATGCTCTTCTACAATATTTAACCTTAGAATCATATATTGTAAAGTTTAAAGGATTGAAACCCCACCCAATTAAATCATCATACCAAGCTGTAAACTTTGTAGATCCAGGACAGATAATTAAAGTAGTATCGCTCTTGTCTAATAGTGAAAGGGATATAGAAGTCAATGTCTTGCCAAGTCTCATATCAAAAGCAAGAAGGTTGTGCTGCCTATTCCTCATTTCAAATATAGCGTGTGGTTGATACGCAAACTTCTGTCCTGGTCTATTCCAAAGTTTATCATGGTATGGTACTGTTGAGTTCAGCTCACCCATGAATTCCTTTTGCATTTCAGAGTATATTAACTTAATTGAATTAAACAATGCATCTCTTTTATTTTTAAGTTCATTACTCTGCATTAAATTAATGAATGAAACGTTCAAAAAAATAGCCAAAGCCTTTTGAGAGGTCTTATGAGTGTTGATAGTTATTATGCTATCTTGTTCGTTATATTCAAAGTTTAGGCAGGAAGCGAGTATTAATTCGCTTGGAGACCATTTAATTTTTTTACAAATGATGTTCCTGCCAAAGACAGAAACATCATTCATATTTTAAGAAGTTGTTTTTTAGCTGCTTCGTATAGGTCAATTTTAGGTATGAATATTTCAGTTTCAGACTTAGGGTCTAGTTCTTCAATTAATAAATCTACTGCCATGAGAGCGCAGGTTTTAGCCTGATAATATCCAACTCCATTTATACCATAGAATCTGTTAAATAAGTCTTTTGCAAATTCTTTTGGTGTAATATCAAAAATCATTGTATCTATTCCTTCTTTTCTTTTCATATTTATTTTTCTAAAAATTGTATTTCAAACTCTGGATTCTCGGCAACGTATTCAATTATACATTGGTAGCCTTTCTCCTCAACCTTTTTAACAACTGCCTTTAAATGTTCTTTGTCGAATAGAGAGCCATCGTGCAGGAAGATTACTTTTAGATTAGGATTAAGAGCCATAGATATATCAGCTCCTATCTCAAACAAAGTTGACTTATTAATCTGCTCAGACTCAAGAGGAAGTCCATTGATATAAACTTCATCATCAGTCCATGTCAATCCCTTAACAGGCAATTTAGACTTCTTAATTAAATTGTCTCTGTCTGCTACAATCTTTTTAAGTATTGCTTCGTTGGTTGATATATTGTTCTGTGTTTCAACCATTTCTTTATGCTTTGAGTAAACTGACTTAATCTTATCATGCTCTGAATTATGTTCTATGGCAAAGTTTAATTCATTGTGGATTGATGTTAAATCAGGCATTTGATTATTTTCTAACCACTCCTCCCCTTTATTAATCTCAGCAAGTTTGAGAGAAATTGCTTCATTCATATTGTTAATCTCATTCTGCATCTCTCTCATCCTTACCTCTAAATCATTTATTTTTGATTTAAACAGGTTAACTTCCATCTTTCTTGAGGAAACACCATCTTTGATTTTTGAGTAGTTTAAAGCAACTTTATTGAATTCCTCTAACTTTTTATGAATATCACTTACATTGATAGGTTGCTCATACTTTTTAATTACTTCCTGCGAAAGATCATGCTCTTCCACAAAAGCATTAAGTTCTTTCTCTCTTTTTTTAAGGTATTGCAATCCATCCTTAACTTCTTTAATCTCTCTTTCAATCAAAGTTATCTCTCTGTCCTTTCCAGATAGCATTCTTAGAGTATTAATCTTATGACTTTTAGGAGCATTAACAAACTCCATTATGTCAAAAGATATATCACCTATTAAAGATTTAACAAATGTACTTGGGGCGCTTATCTTCTCTCCTGTTTCGTTATATACAACTAACCTGCCTTTGTTAGTCTTGGCACTAAAATACATTTCAAGGCTGTACTTGGTCCTTTTACCATTAACATCTCCTGACAATACAACCTCAATCTTTGCTTGTTCCTCGCCATCTTTAACAGGCATAGAAGCAATAACCTTGGTGTCAAGCGGGGAAAGTAGTGCTTGAATAAATGAAGATTTACCAGAGCCATTCTTACCCATTATCAAGAAGCTGCGACCATTTATGTCGACAGTCCTCTGTTCGATATTCTTAAAGTTGTGAATATCGATGTGTTGAAATTTTAAGTCCATTCTTTAATCTAAAATTGTTGGTACTATTTTTTTAATCTGTGGGCATTGTTCAAAGACAGGACAATACTCCTCGCATCTTTTAGACTTGCCTGGTCTATGTTGAACATACAATGGCTTAACGAATTTATATCCAAACTCTTCTATATAGTTTTGTGCTTGTTCGTATGTTGCAAATTTGAATTTAGCTCTTGAGCCTCCTTCAACCATTACTGCATATACATCAGCTTCTGCCCACCTCTCTTCTCCGGTACAATCTCTAACCTCTCCATCTTCTGCTCTTTGATGATCTTTGATACAGCTTTTAACGTATGCTTCAATCTGGTCTAATGGTTTTAGAGGAATATCAATTATTGCTACCTCTGTATCAGGATAGTCTTGTCCTCTTTGAGACTTGTATTTATGTGTTAAAGCAGTCCAATCTCTAAAAAATGGTACAATCTGTAAACCTTTGACAGGGAAACCATTCTTTTCAAGTAGCCAAGCATATACATTTAATTGCTTTATCCATTGTTTACGAGATTCAGCAGAAGTCCATTTGTACGTTTTACATAGCTTCCAATCCTGGATAATCTGCTTCTCCTTATCATAAAGGTCAACTGTTCCGCATAAGTCCCATCCTTCTATAGGGGCAACAAATGTCTTTTCAATGATGTATCTTTCGTTTGGGTCAAATACCAACTTCTCTTCCTCAGACTTTAAATAGTTGGCTACTCTATCATAGGTATCATCTTGAGCTTGAGACTTTGACTTGAATAGGTTTGCTACAGTTCTTATAGCATCTTTATTCTTCCCGCTCATGTTTGACTTCTCAAGGATATTGTGTATTGCACTACCCCATAGCATCCACATTCTGTCGGTTACATCTTCTTCTTTCTCAATAAACTTTTTAAGAACTCTGATGCGGGGAGGCTCAATTAGTTGTGTTACAGAAACATGACCCATCATCCTGTGAGAATCATACTGCAAGGCATTTACTAAAGGCTCAGGCAGGTTTAACTTGTTTGTAAATTTAACATTACTCATATTGTTTTGTATTAAAAGGGTTACAAAGATAACCTCTTTTGGTTAATTTATAGCTATACTCTTATTTTTATTTAGCCTTTTTTAACTTACGATTTGTCCTTATGCTTTCAAGATACTCTGTTGCATCTGGTACAGGAATACCGAATCTGCTTTCAATTATATGTATGCAGTCTGTGACAAACTTATGTAACTTATCTTTTGTAATTGTTGATTTAGATATTACTGTTGGAATGTATTTACCATCAGGGTCTCTTACATATCCTTTTAACAATTCTGCTGATAGCATATAGTCGGCAGACACTTTATCCATTCCCTCATATCCTGCATCGGAATATCCAACTATGGCGCGGGGAAGAATAACTTTATAGTAGTAAGCAAATAGTTTATCCTTTTCAGATACATCAGAAGCTAATTTAGCGGAAAGTAGGACTTTCTTTCCAATGTTTGCTCCACAGAACAATAGTTCTTCGTGGAGGGAGAGAATGTTGAAACCTGTTTCAGTACATTCTGCCTCAATAATAGTCTCATCAATCATCTTCTAAACTCCTTCTCCATTCTAATTTCAAGAAGTCTATGGTATAGGGACCAATTAAAGTTATCCCACCATTGATAGTACATCATGTTTGTTGTTGCTGTAATCATTTTGTTGTTTTTTTTAAGTTATTATTTGGTCTATGTCTATATTGTGCTGATGATACAATTCATTTATCTTGTCAGCAATTTCTTCTGATGTTAATTCGTGCTTTGGATTTAGTATATTAACTTTTATTTCCCAAAGTACGATAGCCATGTCTAATGCTTTTACACATCTGTAATGAGCCATTCTATCATCAAAATCATTAATATCAAACTCTAATGTAGCTTTCATTATTTCATTGATTTACTTCCTTTACATTTCCACTTTTTGCGGGAAAGGTTATTAGGACTATTTGGATCACTTTTCCAATCTCCTTTTATTTTAAGTGAACGAGCGCAATAGGAATCACCTTTACTTGTTCCAGGTCTTATCCTGTCTCCTCCATCTTTTGCTTTTCCTGCCTGTCCGTAAGACACTTTCTTTGTCCTGCCGGTAGCAGAGTTCTTTACGATTTTAACGAATCGTTTTCCCTGAGAGGGTTGTGCTTTTGCCATGTTTTTTGATTTTAATTATTTACATCCTTTTGATTTTTTACCTTTCTTTTTCATTTTTATTTTGTTTTAGATTTGATTTTTCTTTCTTGTTTTATCATAGCCTTAGTTGGCTTTTTAGGTTTAGCTCCTGATTTTTTATTCATCTCTGCTTTTTTTCTGATATTGTTCCAGAGTGAATTTTCTACTCCTAATTTATTCTTTTTCATATATGCTAATTTAGTTATTTTGCATTGTACTTAATTTCTATCTCTTCCTTTTTCTTGAGTATTTTGTTAAATAGCGGATTGTTTTGTGGAAGTCCTCTGTCATATACTTGATGACACTCAAAGCATCCTAGCCATATATTTTCCTCATCAAGTCTTGCTTCCGGTAGTCTTCCCTTTGGTACAATGTGCATGAAGTAATAAGTCTTTGGAGGATCTGTTAGGTACTTAGAACATACTTTACAAATATGTGGTCTTTCGTTCCATATCTTTAAAAATAGTTCTCCTTCTCCTGTTCTTTTTCTTTTAGTTTTTATGTTTGGTTTTTTTCTCCCAGACTTTAACTTCATATTACATTTTTCGCAAAGCAACTTCTTGACTACCAACAGTTTATTCTCTCGGCAGGAAATACATTCTGCAAAGTGGGGTTTGAACATAGCTAATCTTCTTTATCGTATATATCTTTCTCTGTCTCAAATAGTTCGTATGCAAGTACCATACAAAATATTATTGCAAGAATCAAAGATAGAATGGCTACATAATTAAACCTTTGCCAACCATCAAGCATTATTAGTACCACTAATATTAGTGATAGGCATATTATTAGTAATGATTTTAGAATTTTCATTTTCTTTTATTTTTTTAAATATTTCATCAAAATTTCCTTTGTTGTACATTATCATTAATGTTACTACATCTCTGAGGTCTTTTGCCCTACATAGTTCCTGTATTACTTGTGTAAGCAGGATTGTATTCCCATCAGCTATTGTCTGGTCTATAACTTCCGTTAATACTCTATTTATCTTTTGTTCAGCCTTATATTTCTCGCTGAAAGGTTTGTCGATTAACTTATGTTGTGCGCGGGAGAAAGCCTTTTTTCTGATTAAAGGTTCTTGATCTACAAGTTCCTCATCAAGTTTTTTCCTAGTTTCCTCATACACTACATTAAGTTCATCTTTAAATAGTTTGAGTGCCTTTGGAGTATAGTCAGCTCTTAGGTGGGTTGATACTGCTATTAGGGATAAAAATATCCTGTGTTTAATTAAAACTTCTTCATGTTCACTTGATTCCATGTTTTTTTAATAGTTCTTTAAGGGTTAATAATGGTAATTGTTCGGCTAATTGCTTGGCTATTTTTGACTTTTCTAATTGCGCTATTGTTTCCGGCAGGTAACAATTTTCTGTAAGGAATTTCTTTAATTCCAATACTCTCAGTCTATCGTTTTTATAAAAAAGTGACTGATGAATCTCGTTCAATTCTGAGGGTATGTCCATTCTGTAGTTGATTTTTTTAAATTCCCCTCGCCTAAGAATTGGCAAGGGGATTTTTATTTATTTGGATTTTTTCTTTACCACGCCTGATACTTTTTTCAGACTTGGATTTTTTTTGATAGCGGAGGGAGATGCTTTTCTCGCCCCTGCTGCTAAGATAGCTCCTGCTCTGTCCATAGATATTCCTTGCTTAGATGCAATTTTCTTTTGAACAGCTTTGAAGCCTGGATGCTTAGATGATTTTTTCATAAATTATTTCATCTTTTTTCCGTATGACAATTTAGCGGAAGCCTTTTTAGCAGTTCCCATTTTCATTGTCATTTTCTTAGCGGAAGGCTTAATACTTCCTTTGCTTGCTTTCATGGTTACTTTCTTCGCCATTCCTGCACCTGGCATTTTAGCGCCTGATTTTTTTGCTTTCATTTTTTATTTGTTTTTTAATTAATACTTGCAAATATCGAAATTTTTTCTAATAGTTTAATTTTTTAGGTTTTTTTAAGGAATTAATTAAGTGAAACTAAAGATATGTTTTTCAATCTATTTCCATCTAACAGTTCATCTATGCTATTAAATTCATCAAATATTATGTACATACAATCTAGTTCTCCTTCCTCGTTCACGAATGGTATTTCCGTAAATAATGAGACTTTTGAATGTTCAGTTAGTACAATATATTCAACATATTCTTTCATCTTTTTCCTTTCCTTATACGATAGTTTTTTAATTTCTTCTGGAGTGCCCATCTGCTCATCCAAAAGAAAGGGGTAAACTTCGTATATTTTTGTTGCCCTTATCAATTAAGACCTATTAGTAATTGTTTTTTCATTAGAATATCTTGGCATAGGTGGTCTAGGTTTGTATATCCTTTGTTGCTTACTATTTGCCAGAATTCAATTTCCCCTGTATCGTAGAATTCAAATGATTCATCCATTAAAAAAAGTTTATTGTCTTTTTCAATTATGAATTCTCTTATTCTTCTTATTTCTTTTGGAGCTGTTTTTATCAGCATCAGTCCAGGATAGAATTCAAAGATTTTTCTGTGAGTTATTTTTTCTGTATTCATGTTGTTTAAAAATTTGTTCATTTAATATTTTGTGTTTGTTTTAAAAAGTGGAGGAAGTAAACACACATAAAACTTCCCCCACCTATTTTTGCGCGCAATAGCAAAAGTATTTATTTTTTCTTAAAGTTTTCTATTATTTGATTTTTCTATTAATTAGTTCATTTATTGTTTGTTGTCCGAAAAAATGTAGAACAGGTAGTAGAATAGGTAGTCAGCCAATATTCCTTTGTCATGTAGTTGTTTCTTTCTGTCCTCCTCGTTTAAGTACCTTCTTGCTTCGTTCCATTGGTTGCAATCGTAGTATTTCTTGAGGGTATTAATTTCTTCCTCAGATAATATCTCAGTTATCTTGACTGAGTTTTTTTCTTGTTTTTCTTTCTCTTGTTTTTTCATATACTTTTATGTTTTTATAAATGTAAACTTTTTCTTTTTTCGTGTTCCGGTATATTCGTGGGGAGTTTCCTGTAGATATTCTCATCAGTTTATCTATAGGCATATCTGGATATTCCTGTATATAGCCTATCAGCTTATCTATTTCCTCATAAGATCGTTTCATAAATTCTATTCTCTGTTTGAGGTTTGACAGCTCTGTTTTATTACATTCTGTCAGGATAGTTTTATTCCCTGTAACCTTTATTTTTGTCACCATAGTAGTTTATCTCTGTAATTATGTAATTTATTACTGCCTGTATGAATTTGTATCTATCAGAATTTAGAGTACATTTTTTCTTTTCTATTTTGAGAAATTCTAGTTCCTGTACTAAAATTTCTCTTTTGCTTATTTTATTCTCCATATCCTTGTTCCGTTTTCCCCTTCTTTAGATGCTTTAAATTTCCAATCTAAAGAATTTCTGTTAGCAAAAGTTCTTGATGTTTGGTACAATGAGCGGGGAAGCATATCATCTACAAAGAAGCTATCTCCTACATTCATTACATGGAATGGGTACATGGTTTTTCTACCTTTCTTTTTATTGTCTGGAATAGGTACATTTTTTTCAATTTTGATTTCTGTGTTTTCCATAGGTTTGTTTTTATTGGTTATTATTTAAAGCATTGTACTCTTCCTCATCATATATCCATTGCATAAGTTCAAGGTCGTTTATATCTACAAACTCTCTTAGCTCATACAATTCTAGTAACTCACCATAACTAACTCGTTGGTTAATTATTTCGTGTCGGATCTCTTCGATCCTTTCAATTGCTTTTTCTTTTTCCATGTTGCATTTTGTTTTATACATTTTGTTTAATTTTTTAAATTGTTATTGTTTCAAATGATTGATAAAATTCTACCACTTCATCAGGATATTTTTCAATTAAAGTACTAACTAGTGTTTCATTGTCATAAAAATATTCATCTGAATTACTTCTTCTTTCCTTACTGACAATAGGTTTAATTACTTTTATAACTTGTTTTTCTGTAAGGGTAGTTAGCAAGTAAAAATTTTCTTCATCCCATGCAGTTGTGTTTATTTCATAAACATTAGTTGATTTTTGATTTTTGTTTTTCATAGATTTATTTTTTATTTATTGTTTATATTACTCTTTCATCAGCAAAAGAGAAATAATTGTTTTCTGGTGTTATTATAAGGTGATCTATTAATTCACAATCAAAAACTTTTATTGCTTCTTTTACTTGTTTGGTTATTTTTATATCACTTTCGCTAGGATTTAAGTTTCCTGTAGGGTGGTTGTGTGCTAAAATTACTCCAGATGCAAAGCTATCAACTACATATTTACATACAATTTTTATATCTATTATTGAACTTGATATTCCTCCCTGACTAATTTTTGCCCACCCTATTGTATTATTTCTTCTATTAGTTAACAATATAAATACAGATTCATAAACTTCAATATCTTCATTCCAAAATTGTCTTATAACATTGTATGCAGATATGCTATCTTTTATAGTTTCTTTCGGTATTTTTATATCATTTTTTACAGGAGTAATTTTATACTCTTTTATTGTTTCCATAAGTTTGTTTTTTTAATTTGTTTATAGTTCAGCATCAAATGAGCATTCTCCGTTTTCTTCTATACATTTAAGTATTTTTTCTCCTAAAAGATAGTCTGCATAATCAGATAGTTTATTTTCATCTATATTATTCTCTTTAAGCATCTCATCATTATATCCTGTTCCTTTGTTAAAAAAATTCTCCATTATTTTAAGTTGTTCACCTAAACTTTCCTCAATTCTTTTTAATTCCTCTTTGATTTCATCAATATTACTTTCATCAAAGTAGTAAGTTAAGTAGTTAGGCGTTTCACCTATTACACCGAATCTGTCTGCGGCATTACTTGATTGAACAGCAAACCAAAATTTGCCATTGATGTCTCCAGAATAGTATCTTCCCATAATTTTTGTTTTTTATTTGTTTTTAAATTGTTTGTTAATTTGTTTTGCAAGACTCTATTAATATTAAATATTCATCATAGAATTGATTAAATATTTCTTGTGCTTCTTCTGTGTAATTTGTTACACTATCAGTTTCATTTTCATAAATTTTTATAGAATTACTCCATTCATTCATTAATTTTTCGTGTGCAAGTTCAGAAGCAAGTTCTAATTTGTTAATTTCTATTTTTTCCATAAGTTTATTTTTTAATTTGTTATTTATTTATTTCTTTGTTTTTGAATTTCTGTGTATTGCATTTTTAAATTATTGTAATCTGAATGTAGTATTTTCATCAGTTTTTCTGTTGGCTTAATTTCTTTGTATTTGTCTATTACAGAAAAAATTTCAAAGTACATTCCCATTGTGTCAACAATTTCCTGTTCGTTTAATTTATTGCTTTCCATATTTGTTTTTTTTAAAACAGAGGGCGGGAAATTCCCTCCCTCTGCAAAGTTTTTTAATATAGGAATTTATCATTAATTTGTTCATCATTATAAAGTTCTGTAAGTACATAATCAATGATTCTTTCAATATCTAATGAATTTATAGTGAATGAAATATCTTCGATATTTTCTATTAGATCATAGCTTTTTTCCTCAACTTCTAACAAGTCAGCCAAGTAACTTAAATTATAAGTCATAGTATTTGAAAACCAAGAAAGTCTGTCGTTAAATTCCTTTTCGCTGATTTCATTCTTTTTACTTGTCTTATAAACTTTCTCATTACCATAATAAACAAAGTCTGAATAGCTTTTATAACTATCGTTTGAAAACCAATCCCCTTCGTGCCAATGCCCTAATTTTTCGTTTATAATAGTGTGGTTATCTTTGCTATCAAGAAAAACTAATTTACTACTACCAATATAGTTTGCTATTAATTTTTTAGTCTGTTTGCAGTTTAAAAAATCGTGTTTTAATTCTCTTAACATCTCATTAAAGAAATATGTATCTGAATATTCTTTATTGCCTATTCCGTTAATTATTCCATTATGTACAAAGCCTAAATTATCATTGACTTTGAATGGGTGTAAGTTAACATAAGGCGTGTGCCCTGACGTAGCTATTCTGAAATGTAGCACTATTTTACCGGTGATTTTCTTTCTAACTTTGTAGTATTCCTCGATAAATATTTCCTTAGAATAAGTTTTAAAGGTTATTAATTTTCCGTTGTGATTATACAATAATCCTCCGCCTTGATTATTATTTTCCCATGAATTTTCTAAATAATCAAGTTTTAATTTGTTTTTGGTGTTTAAAATTGCTATGCACATAATTTTTGTTTTTTAATTGTTTTGTATTGTTATTTTTATTTTTTTAGTTGTATGTTTTCGAACTGAAGAGTAAAGGATATAATCCTGTTAACTAATACTTCAAATTTTTCGTTTGGGTATTGCTCCATTAATAATTCCTTTAATGGTGATGTATTAATTTTAAAAAATACGTCTTTTGGGCAGGAAGATTGGTTATTTAAAATAAAATCAAATAATTTAGTTCTCCAGATTAAAGTATTGAAATTCGGAACAGCACTAATAATTCTATATTCTACCCTGTTATCATGTATCTTAATGGCTTGATATTTTTCGTTTTGACCTTTTAATTCTGTATTTTTCTTTCCTTTGCAATAGTCTTTATCTACTCTTTTATGATATAAGGCATAAAATAGGGGCGTATATCCTTTAATTTTGTCGAATAATTCTTCTCCTGTTAAGTCTATTTGTGAAATATTTATATGCCCGCCACAAGAATTCGATTTTTCCGCGTTTATATGGCTTATGAGCGTTTTATTTTTTCTAATATACTTTTCTATCTCTTGTACATTTAATTCCATTGTGGGTGAAATTAATTCAAACCCTGATTCAGAATTTAAACTACCATCTCTTTCCTTTCTCCACTTAGGGCAATTACTCTTAAAATCACTTATACAAATAGATTCTTTTATCTCTTTATCTTCTTTCTCTATTTCATAACCAATAAAGAATTTTTGATTTTCTGTAAATGTTATTTTTTCATGTTTTCCTGAGTGATAATCGTTTACATAAATTTCTGATTCTTCTTCGGATTCTAAGTGGTATTCTTGGTCAGATTCCCAATAATAAAGGTCATCAATGTGGTAAATTTCATCATCATCAGTACAGGTAACAAGGTCGAAATTTTCTAAATTTTCGTAATAATCACCCCCATATAAATAAGCGTATCTTTCAGCTTTACTTTCACTCCAGTATTGAGATTCTCTCCTACTTATTTTTACTTCTGTAATATCTTCCGTTGTATATTCCTGTGAGTATTCGCAAAAGTTAGCATCATCAACGTAAACAACTTCATCTTCTCTTGTTATTATCCATAATTCGCAATTATAAAAATATCCATTGTGTTCAAAACAATTTTTATCTCCTAAAATATCATCTAAATAAATATCATGATTTTTTATTGAGTATATGATATTTTTAAGACTTATTTGTTTTTCTTGTATGAATGAAAATAAGTCTTTAGGATATTCTCCGTTTTCATTAGCGAAATTTATTATCTCTCTTAATTCGCTAATTGTGTTTGTTTTTTCTTGTGTGTTCATTGTGTGTGTTTTTTGTGTTGTTTATTTTTTTATTTGTTTTTAATTTGTTTCCATACAAAGAGAGGAACTATATTAATATATCCTGTTTTATCTTTGTATCTTATTAGTATTGTGCCATCGTTGGCGGTGTATGATTTTAGATATTGCATGATTGAAATTTTTTAAATATCCCCCACAAAAAGCGGGGGAATAAAGTTTTATAAATTGTATTTCTTTTTAATAAAGTTACTTTTATGGCTTATTGCCTTATTTATTGCCTTTTTACTTTGCACTCCAGTACAACATTTTGAAGAGGAACAAGAGAATAAAAGACAGATTAAAAATAAGGCTAAAACATAAAGGAAGTAATTAAAATTTAATACTAACTTTTTTTGTGTGTTGTGTGTTGTTTTCATTGTGTGTGTTTTTATTGTGTTATTGTTTTATGAGTGCAAATATACTACTATAAACTAATAAGTCAATAGTATAA